CTAATAACTGTCATTGCATTCTGATGCTTTGCACTCGTACTTATACAGATTGCCGTTCGCATCAACACCTGAAATCAGGTATTCACCGTTCCCTTTATTATGTTTTGTTTGACGCCACCGGGCACCATTTGCAGCCGTACCTCTAGTTATGGTGTCATCTCCCCGAACTCTAGTGCGTTCTTCCCATGTTGCCCCAGATGTTTTGTTGAGTCCTTTTATCTCTGTAATTTCTTCTCCGCTTGAACTCATAGTTCTAGTAATAGTGTGTGTGTCACCATTATCAAAGGTACATATGCTGTGATAGTAATTGCCGCTACATTCAGCAGCAGCACAGGCTGAATATACAACGGCAGATAAGAAAAGGGTTAATCTTAACCGATTCATTTCTATTCCATCATTATTAGTGGTATAAAAATCATTAAAGATCTTTATATGTATGCATGGACAACTAAATGAAAAGTACCATTTGTACGGTAAAATGGGAGGTACATAGTACTGCACAGTCCAGCCATTACTAACCTCCTAAAAATGGGGGTGTTTTGGCCTTTGAGCATGTCAGGTTTTTGTAGGAATCGTGATGTTCATCAAGTACTGAACCGTAATGAGGTGTTAGGGAGAGTTCAGTACTGGTAGAGAGTTCTACCAGTACTGGGTATTACCAAAATAAGGAGAGGGTATTAGCGGAGCTTCCAGGTTTCAATCAGATGCTCAGCGGTCAACAGTTTAAGAATTAATTCTTCTGATGATTTATTATTACTAAATGATGAAATGTATCTACTGATTTCGGTAAGATTAACGCCGTGAGTTTGATAATTCAACTCCATATATTGAGCACCGTTCGTCACGTCTATTTTGTCAAAGAATGTTTTAGCTTCACTGGAAATGGTATGACCATATTTCTTTTCGAACGATACTGCATTAGGATTTTTGAACATATCTACTGCGTGTATGAAGTTTGCATCCAAGTACAAACGAGCGGCGACAACAGAAGCATCAAAACTGTTAAAGATTTTGGTATCAATGAAGCTGATAATCTTTTGTAGGTTTGTATTCGATGGCGGTATTTCCACACCGCCCTTCCACAAATCATTGATCAGTTCACTACTAGCAGTCTGCTGAGAGGTGAAACTCAAGTTGTTCTGTTCTAGTATTGCTGTGAATTTCATAACTACTACACGTAGAAATTCCTCGCTCGAAAATAATTGGTCTAAGTAGCTGGCGGGTACTCCCTGTTTGAGGCTAAGGGTTCTTACCACACTAACAAACTCATTCCGCTTATCATCATTGTTAATCCAGGTTGGGCGATAGAGATCTTTAGTTTCTGTTAAGCCTCTCTTTGCCCGTGCAACTACTGCATAATACCTGCGAGTTTTAGCTTTGTTGTACCCGCCAAAAACCACATAACCTAACCATGCCAAAAATAGTAACCCGATGATTTCCATATTTAACCTGCTATATAATATATGCTTTTGAATTGGACTTGAATTTGAATAATTAGAATTGCAAGTACTGCACCCTGTCAGCCATAACATCATGTCATTTTGATTTAAGTTCTCGTAATGGATTGTTTAGCCCTACTAAAGATAGTGGGATAGGAACAGTTATATACGATTTGTGTACGTGTTGTACATGCCTCTCTGCATCATGTCATTTCTCCCGTAACAACCCCCCATCTGAAGCCTTAACCCTCTTGTGTAGCGAAAAATTTGGGTTATGAACAGATCTAAACTACCAAAATCGGTAGGGGAATTATCTTAAATATTGATCGCTACTGACTATTGGTTATAGCTTTATGATCGTTTTTACCGATCGATAATGTGATGAACTATTTTGCAACGGAAGAGCAACCTCAAGGTGCAGGAGAATTTTAATGATGAAAATGATAGGGTTAGTTTTACTGATGACTTCAATCACAGCTTTCGCCGCTGATGACAAAAACCCCAAAGAAGAAGTAGAGACGGCACAGCGAGAAATTACACTATCTGGCTATCAGTGCGACCAGGTGAACAGCATCAAGACTGAAACGAGCTGGTTCTCAAGCGAAACGACATCAAACGTCACATGCGATAAGGCATACCATTTTTTAGTACGTTACAAAGGCGGTAAGAGGGTTAGTGTTGAAGTTGATTCCATGTAAAAGTACTGCCAACTTTGAAAGCATTCATGCCAGTACTAAATCGTAACGGTGATTTGCTGGCATCGAATCGCATATTGCATATCAATGAGATAATTCTTAAAATATCAGCGACTTATTTTATGTACCAAACCAATTAAGGAAAAATAAATGAAGCTGGTAAAAGCGTTGGCAGTTCTTGCAGTAACGGTAGGGCTAACAGGATGTGCAGTAAGTTTACCATTCAATAACCGTCTCTCTTATCCTTCAGTCTCAGAAATGAAATCAGTTCATATCCAGGGTGAAAAACCAACACTTGCTATCGTATGGAATCCTGCTGATTTCCCACAACGTATTGATATACAAGGTGCAGATGGTTTTGTCGGTGGTGGTTCTCGTACACGCGTACCAACTGGGGTAGCATTGTCTTCACGTATTGAAGAAGCCGTGTCCACATTTGCTGATGTTAATCCTGCTGGGCAGAAATTAACCATTACAGTAATCGAAGCCCGTTCCGGTTTTGAATATTCAGCGGGTATGTTTAACATCACCCCGGCAATAGACGTTGGGTCGGTCACATTTAATGCAACGTTCAACCTGAACGGTCAAACCTGGTCTCAACAGTTCACCTCACATAAAAACGATCCTGTCATCGGCGGTACTAGCCAGACTGGAACACTTGAGAGTGCCTGGGATGACATAGCAGTACAGGTTGCAAAAAATATTGCTCAACATATTAACAAATAAAGCAATACATTAATCATGGGGTAAATACTCAAACATACATGAGTAATTTACCCTATGAGAACTTCAATACATCTTCCGCAGTACTGCCACACGGAACTCTATTTCGAGATAGTTCAGGAACTATTAGCAGTCATCGATACAGAACCACTAATCAAGCTAGACATGCAGTACGATGAATTAAACGAACTGCTACATATCTTCTTTAGCCATCCTGATCCAGCCCTAGAACAACAGCATATGATGCAAGGACTTGTACTGCTCTATTGTCCAGGTTATCACTGGCTCTGTTAAAACACCTGTACCACCTCATCTGATACATTCTCTTAAATTAAATTCATACTTTAGTACTTGTGCTTCAGGCTACAATACTGATAACGAAGCGTTGCAGTAACACGTTAGATAAAGTGTCCAAAGACTGATAGCAGGGTCTGCCCAGATGAAAAGTGCCAAACAGGTTATTCAAGAGATTGCTGCTGAATCAAGAACCTATGATTCAATGACTGATGAAGAGCTAAACGACAAAACGTGCAATGCGTTGAAATTGATTGGACAATTAGAAATGGCAACAGAGATTAGTGACGTACCTAACTCTATCGAGATTGGAAAGGCGTGTTGCTTACTCTTAACGATGTCTCATCAGTATTCAAATTATAGACATTGGGAAACTGTTGAAAATTTGTACAGTGATTTAACCCCGAATCAACTCGTTATTATAATGCCTTCAGTACTGGCATTACGTGATGACTATCTCAGAATTTATGGTTAATATTTGTACAGCTCTGTACGGTCTGCATCTAATAGACATAGCCTCTGATCTGTGATTTGATGTGCATCGTATAGAGCTGTACTTGAATAACTAGTAAATAAAGCCCACATCAGCAAACAAACTTGTAAATATCATTAAGACCAATCTAACCATAAAAACAATTAAATCAGGAATATAATGCAAAACGTACGGAATGTTACACGGGATATCGCAGATGACACACTTGAGTTTGAATCATTGTCTGCTGCTGACAGTATCCAGCTAACACACAACGCATTGGAACTAATTTCGAAGTTTGAACAAGGTTCGGAAGAAGCAACCGCTAAAGAATTGGGTAGGGCATGTTGCCTATTACTGACTGTTGCAGAAGACTTTATGAATGTTCAGTACTGGCAAACTGTAGAAGAATTATATTCTGGTGTTAACCATACGTACTATAAAGAAGAAGTTATAGCAATCCGTGATTACTATTTAGAATTCCTCTCAGAACAGCCTGTATCACTTCACAAACAACGCTAGAAATATTAACGCACGGACGCGTTTAATTCAGTACAGACGCATACAGAGCGATACAGAAGCATTAAAAGGTACTCCTGAGTGGGGCAGCCTCGGCAGTGTTCGGCAGCGAGTTGTTTTTTGCGTATGTGCGATTTTTGATCAACGAACCACACCACAAAATATTCAGTACTGAATCCGTTCATCATTTTTTGTTCAGTAATGACAAGTGGAACACGTGCGGATAGTGTTTCCTTAATAACTTAAAATCACGTGTTCCACCTATTGTCTGTAGATGACAAAGCACCAGATGCAGTACTAAACCCTGATAAATATATTAACAACAGTCAGGGAAATATTATGTCCACCTCAATTTCAATTAGAAAACTAGGCCGTGATTACGGTTACGAACACAGTACTGTACTGGCATGGCAGAAACGCGGGATGCCCACAGACACAGAAGAGAATGCACGTGCATGGATCGTAGACAACATTTTAACGCCGCTACGTGATGGTGATGTACGAGACAAGATCGACCAGGCACGACTACGCAAAATGCAGGCAGAGGCAGATTTAGCAGAAGCCGAAGTAAAGTTAAAACTGGATCAACTAATCGAAGCCGATGAAGTTCACAGAGAACTTACACAGTACTTTAAAACCTTCCGTGATTATATACGCTCACTACCGAACAAAATTCAACACGAAGTTTTCGAACAAGATTCAGTACTGAAAGTAAAAAGAGTATTGCAGGCCAGAATTGACGAAATGCTGAATGAAATCGGTGATATGAAATTTGAAGTACCAGAAGAGGACGAACAAGGCAAGGATGCCGAAAATGAACAAGACAATAACAGTACTGAAAAATGCAGTACCAATAATCAAACCTCCACAGAAGTTAAAGCCCAGTGAATGGGCTGAGACTTATTTAGTACTCCCTGATGGTGCAGCAGCCGGACAGAAGTTAAAGCTATATTCCTTTCAGAAAGAAATGCTAGATATTATTGAGTCTGACCAGTACCGCAAAGTTGTTTACAAAACATCAGCACAGATTGCCAAAACTACACTACTCAATGCAGCACTGTTTTACTGGATGGCTACTGATAGTTCTAATATTGGTATCGCTCAATCAAGCCTATCCGAATTAAAACAATGGAAGTCAGCGAAGATTGACCAGGTAATATCGGCTGTACCAGTACTTCAAGAATTAGTCACAGACAAGAACGACAAGACCAAAGCAAACAACCAACAGCAGACCGAATTAAAAGACGGTAGTTTCTTGTATTTCATGACTCTCGGATCGGCTAAAGCACTACGCGGTAAAACACTCAAGCGAATCATACTTGATGAAGTATCAGCAATAGACCAGAACTCACCAGAAGGGAACCCGATACGTCTTGCTGAACAACGTGCTACTGATTTCGGTCAAGAAGCTAAAATACTCATAAGCTCAACGCCTACATTTACAGGTGATGCAATCGATGTTGAATACCAGAACAGCGATCAACGTGAGTACTTTGTAAAATGTATTCACTGCCAGCATGAACATACGTTGAAATGGCAGAATGTAAAGTTTGAATGGAAGAAAGCAGAAAAGCGTGATATTCCAGATTCCAGTACTGCAAAACTTTATTGTCCAGACTGCAACAGTGAAATAACTGAATCACAGCGTATTAAGATGGTTGCTGGTGGACGTTGGATAGCACAGAACCCATCTGTAACGGATACGGCAGGATTCTATATTAGCCGCCTGTATTCACCGAATAGTACTATTCAGGCTATTGCAAAAGAGTTTGAACTAGCCTGGTTCGAATATAATTACCAGTCTTTCTACAATACAGTACTTGGACTTCATTATTCAGACCTTCAAGAAGAACTTGACGATCTAGCATTAGAGAACTTACGTGATGATTCATTCGACCTGTCACATATACCAGATTCAGTACTGGGAATTGTCGTAGGTTGTGACCAACAATTAGACCGACTTGAAGCAACTGTATTAGGTTTTAACGAAACAGAACTATTCGTACTCGGTCATCGTTATTTCTATAGCCCTAACTGCGAGATCAAAGGTGCAAAAGCATATTCAGACCTTGCGACGTTCTGTAACCAACGTTTCAAAACTCTATCCGGGCGTGATTTACCAGTACTGAAAGTAGCTGTTGACGGTGGTAACGGTAGAGCGATGCAGACGGTACACAGTTTCTGTCAGCAGTATAAGAAGTTCACAATGATAAAGGGCAGCTCGAATACCAAAGGTGATTTGTTCAAACGCAGTACCTCAGAAGGCCGTCAGTTCTACATGCTGAACGTACACGAGGGTAAGAACTGGGTACGTAGCCTACTAAACAATGCAGTAGCAGGTAAAACAGATGCACCACTTACGCTACGTTTTGCACACGATTTGCCTGATGACTATTTCGAACAGGTCACAGCAGAGAACCTAGAACGTTCGGGTAGTGGTGTTCGATGGAAGCAGATCACAGGCCGTCGTAATGAGGCACTTGATACGCTGGTCTACAGCCTCTGCATGATGAAACTGGCACTCAGTAAACTTGGCGGTCAACCCTTCAGAAAGTTGCGGGAGTATCGTAGTAGCAAACGAACCGCAACTATCAGTACTGAACAATCGCAACCTGTAAAACAACCTTCCGAACCAAACAATAAATACTCTAAACCAACCACTAAGAAAACTAGCATTGGTAAATCATGGTTCGGCTAAGGAATAAATAAGAATGAAAGAAACAATTTATATTGGTGAAGTACTTCACGAAATACTGCAACCAAATAGCACAATTAAAATCGGAAATAGTACTGATACGTTATTCACACACAGCACACAGAACGATACTGAAACGGTAACTATCGACTCCACAGATTGGAAACCGGGTTATTACTCAGTCGTATATAACAATAATGGTGAATTAACTATCAGTACTGTAACCGTCATTGATCCAATGGCTCAGACAGACCGATTAACAGAACTACAATCACAGCTCGATGACCTGAATAAAATCATCAGTGCACGTATTACAGGTGATACCAGTACTCTGACTATCAACAATAAGACCCTCGTAAAAGAAGACCTTAATACTTTGACCAGTCTGAAAAACGGTATTACTAAACAGGTCAACGACCTGAAAAAACAACTAAACAAAACAGGCAGCAATACGTTCTTCAAAAGTACTATTCATTGCCGCTAACACAGGAGATCACAAGGGATGTGGCCTTTCAATAAACGGCAGATTGAACCAGCAGTACTACCACAAGAAATACCAAAGCCTAAAGCAGTACAAGCCCGAAAATATCAACCTACCAGTACTGAATTTAAAACCCAAACCCGTTCATTAACTGGACTACCAACAAAGGTTATCGGCTCTTACGGTACTGGTGTTCAGAACGTCAACATCAATGCAGTACTGAGACAGTCACTAACTGCATTACGCGATGCCAGCCGTTCACTGGTACTGCAAAACCCGTATGCACGTCGATACGTATCACTGAGTTCTGGCACAGTGGCAGGGGCAGACGGTATCACCGTTCGACCTTCACCAATCGGCCTCGATGGTCAAACTGATCCAGTACTGGCAGATCGTTTAGACGCATTGTTTTACCAGTGGGCATCAGATGCAAACCGATTCAGTGCTGATGGTTCTATGTCGTTCGATGTTTTTCAGTCCCTATGTGAGCGGAGTAGGTCAACAGACGGGGAGACATTCATTAGGCTGCACAAAGATGGTGATGAACTACAGGTATCAATCATCGATGCTTCACGTATCCCGAGTACTAAGAACGAACTTCTAAAGAACGGTGCATACATCAGTAATGGGATAGAGCGTGATCAGCACGGTCGAGTACTGGCCTATCACGTAGCCGATATTAACCCGCTTAATTACACGATTCAGACCAACAGTACTCAACGTGTACCAGCCAGTGAAGTACTGCATTATTTCATACCAGAATTCCCAGGACAGGAACGAGGTTTCCCGGACTGTATTGCAGTCATGAAAACCTTAGAGGACTTTAATAGCTATAACGAAGCGGCAGTACTACAGAAAAAGATCGCAAGTTCGGCTATGGGGTTCATTACCAATAGCGATAACACACAGGATGAACTATTAGACGGTGAACCAGAACAGCGTGAATACGTCGAACACTTTGAACCGGGCAGTATTAAAGAACTTGCACCAGGCCAACAGATTCAGACTCTAAACCCGCAGGCAGGTACTGACAAAATTACTGAGTTTTCAGACGCTGTTTTAACAACTATCAGTACTGGATTATCCGTACCCAAATCGATGTTAACTGGCGACACACAAAACGCTAGTTTCAGTGCTGCGAAGATGGCAGACCGTATTAGCCGTGAAGGGTTCAAGACTCGTTCAAATCTTCTTATTTCTAAAGTACTCAAGCCTATCTACCGTGAGTTCATTAAACGAATCATGGTATCTGAACTTAAAGAACTTAGTTTCACAAACTTTGAGAACATCGCTAACAGTACTTTCATAACTGTTAAACAGGTAAGTCTCGATCCTAATAAAGATGCTCAATACGAACAGACTCTATTACAGATGGGTGTTAAATCGAAGTCTCAAATTATCCGTGATTTAGGCATGGAGCCACAGCACGTATTTGAAGAACTCAAACGAGAAGCGGAGATAAATACAACAGAAACACTGAACAAGGACAGTTCAAAAAATGAAATTCAACAAAAACCAGAAACGGGAGATGAACCTCTCAGCGGATAATACTATTTCCGATACAGACAATCGTACTGTATTCCTCGCTTTCAGTTCTGAAAACCCTGTAGTACGTACTATTGGCGGTCAGGAATATAACGAAATCCTTCTGCATAATCCTGAAAACGTAGACCTAACGAGGCTGCAAGATAAAGCCAGTCTGTTATTCAATCATGACTATGACAATCATATTGGCGTAATTGAGTCTGCAAGCATTGATTCTGATCGCGTAGGTCGGGCATTAGTGCGTTTTAGCTCAGTAGGTATGGGTGCTGAAAAATATGAAATGGTACGTGAAGGTACATTATCAAAAGTTTCAGTTGGTTATTCCATTCTCGATTATCGAATCGAAGGCGAAAACTTACTAGTTACCAAATGGGAGCCAGTAGAAATCAGTATGGTTTCCGTACCTGCCGATATTTCTTGTGCAGTAGGCCGTTCACTAGAAGAAGAACAGGAAACGGAACAAACCGAAACTGAAAATAACGACGAGCAGCCAACCGAACAAGAGGAACGAAACGAGGAAACGGAAAATGAACCCGATGAAAATACTGAAAGTACTGCTAGTACTTCTGAGTCTGATCCCGAAATCGATACCGAAGCGGAAACGATAAATAACAGTGAAAGTAATGGTGATGGCGAACAGCCGGAACCAGAAGAACAAAATGATGATTCAGCCGTTCAGGAAGAACAGGCCGAAGAAGATCAAAAACGCATTGCCGAAATTAACGCGATCTCACGTGCATTCAATATTCACTCTGAAATTACAAATCAGGCAATCGAATCTGGCTTAAGCATTGAAGCGTTTCGCCAGCAAATTAAAAATAAACCCATTATCAAGGATGATAAAATGGAATTCTCTCTAAACTCTCTCATTCGTTCTATTATGGACGGTGACAAATCTCTGCCATCCGGTAAAAACGGTGCGGTAGTTGCTAACGCTGATTTCGCACAGGCTGTACGTGCTGGTGTAACTACCACTACCGCAAAAGACGTTATTCACACTGATGTACTGTACGGTTCTTTCGTAGATATTCTGCGTGCTGAATCTGTTCTTAAGAATTTCCCAGTACAGATGTTTACCGGACTGACCTCTGAAATTGCAGTACCACGCCTAGCCGGGGATTTCGCCGCTGGTTTCGGTTTTATTTCCGAAAACGGAATCTCACCAGAATATGACGCCGCCTTTGACTCTGTATTACTGAAACCAAAAACCTTTACTGGTTCTGTACCACTGTCCCGCAGCGTTGTTAAATCCTGCCCACAGGTAGAACAGATCGTTAGCCAGGCCATTGTTAAAGGTTCTGCCGAACGTCTGGAAGCCCTGATCCTGAAAGGCATCGTAGATGCAGTAGTCGCAGCAGGCAACGTACAGACCGTAGATGCATACAGCTATGCAGACATCGTAGCAGCACAGGGTGTACTTGGTGACGCTGGTGTTTCCTTCGGTTCTATCGCCGCTGTAATGTCTCCACAGACCAAAGCTACTCTGCGTAGTACTCTGCGTGGTGCAAATACCGCAGCTGTTTATCTGTTCGATGAAGGTGATCTGTGTGGCGTACCTGCTTATGACTCTAAAGTACTGGCAGGCCAGGACTTCATTATCCTCGGTGACTTCTCCAAAGTTGCTATTGCACAGTGGGGTGATTCACTGGAACTGGATATGGACGATACCACTAACCGTAATCGCGGTTCTGTTATCGCTCGAATTTTCGCAGACGTAGATTTCGCAGTGCTGGTGCCTGAATCCTTCCGTATTATTAAGCTCGCGTGATAGTTATGAGAACATTCAAATCAAATGATCGGGATGTTCTGCTTAAAACTTTTGGCGAACCTTTAGTACTAGATAATGGCAGTACTATTACTGCCATTTTCGAACAGTCCGAAATAGCAATTCAAACTACCGAAGGACTGATACAAACAACAGAAAACTACTTTACATGCCGCCGTGATCAAATCACCTATGATGATAGTTTCGTACTGAATAATGTTCAGTATGAGGTTTATAACATCATTGATGATCTGTCAGGTCTATGTAACGTCTATTACAGAGAGGCTTGATCACATGAATATTAGTACTATTAAAAATCATGTATCAAGCCTTTTTGTATCTAATGGTTTGAAAGTACGAAAGGCCGTTAAAACTAACACTCAGACATCCAGTGATTACATTCTGATGATCAGCAATGTAACTGAACAATACGAACAACTTGAATACAGCAATCGTCATTCTGTAATGCTGACAATGGATGTACTAGTTACATCGCAGAGTGAATTAAAAGCACAGCAAACAATGACGAAAGTACATGAAGTACTTTTCAGTACTGAATTAATTACTGGTCTTTTAGAGAAGGGCATTAATGTTAGTTCACTAAAACTAATTTCAGTAGTCGATGATAACGATCCAGATACAGCCATAAATAACATTATGACGACGTGCCAGATTAATTACATCGCACGTCCTACAAATAATGGAGAATAACAATAATGGCAGGGATCATGCTCGGCAACCGCACGTTGCTATCTTACAGTACTGACATCAATAACTACTACCCAACAGCAGTATATACAAACATTGATAATCTGGGTGCTTTCCCAGAAGTCAAAATCAGTAGTTCAAATCAGACTATCGAAACATATGATCAAGAATATCTTGCAGTACTGCGAGGTGATTTGAAGATCAGCAACATCAGTATTGTTGTTCATTACGACCCGTCTAATGTTGGTCATCAGTTTTTAAATAGTGCTTACAGTACTAACAAAGTATTCCAACTGAAATTTAGTATCTATGAAAGCCCGACTAGCTTACGCCAGCATTTCATTATTCTGAACGGAAAGATAACCGCACAGAAAGACGATGCTGATATTAATAAGGTGTACGGGCGTACATGGACTTATACCCCAACTTCTATTGTCAATCAGGGCAGCATTGACGAACCAGCACCATTACTAATTGGTAATTATGGTCTGGGTGCAGACGGTACAACCGTTCCACATTACGAAGCCGATCCAACTGGTAACGCATTTATCAAAGTTGGTGCAACACGTACCGATAACCCGCTGGGTGTAGATCTACTGGGTGTAGGCATGGTCGATGCTGGTGGAACCAATAAGGCTCAGATCGTAGTTTCAGAGTCTGCAACCCCTCGTATGTACATCAGGAATACTGACAGTACTGGATGGGATCAGGTCTACAGTACTGCAAATAAGCCCTCTCTGGCCGCAGGTGCAACGCAGGGCGTAACCGGAATATTGCCTATAAGTAATGGCGGCACTGGTGCAACCGTGGCAAGTACTTCACTCTATAATCTCGGCGGGATGCCGAAAACAGGTGGTGCATTCACTGGTGGTGTCACAGGCACAACACTGTCACTGTCCAGTACTTTAGCCGTGACAGGTGCCAGTACTCTTACAGGTGCAGTAACGGTAAACAACACGATTAATCAGGACGGTGTTGCAGCAGCAACCTATGGTCATACATCACTGAGTTCAGCAGCCGCAGGTACTAAATCTTATCTACGTAAAATGCGTGGCGGTACTGGTGATACAGTTTTTCATGAAACCGTACAGGCCGGAAACTATCGTATTAGTACTGGTGCAACTACCGATAGTTCTGATGCCCTTACTTTATCCAGTACTGGTAATTTGACTATCACTGGTGGCCTTAACGCTTCATCTGCAACACTCAGTACTGCATTGCCGATTAGTTCGGGTGGTACTGGAGCCTCAACACAAACCGCAGCGTTACAGAACCTAAACGGTGTGGCACAGACTACTACCGTCAACGGTAAACCTCTGTCAAGTTCAGTAGTTCTAACTCAAACGGACGTGGCAGGCACTGCTAAAAACGGTGCAAACAGTGATATCACCAGTCTCTCTGGATTAACTACTGCTCTAAGCCTGGCACAGGGCGGTACTGGTTCCAACACTCAAGCAGGTGCAAGAACTTCACTGGGTTTAGGTACTGCCAGTACTTACAATATCGGTACTTCTGGGGCATCTGTTCCAGTACTGAACGCTAGTAATACATGGACTGGTACTCAAAACCTCGATGGTTTATCAGTAGGTGCAGCAAAAGCCGGTTCAGTAGGCATCGAATTAGGAAGCCTCACAACCGCAGGTTCTGCATTTATTGACTTCCATAGTGCTGGTTATAATAACGACTATGACGCACGCATTATTTCATCTGGTGGTTCAACTGACGGTACAAGTAATCAGGGCACACTGACATTATCTGGTAGCAAATTACAGTTTAACGGTACACCATCATTTAATACTGCTATTCCTATTTCAAGCGGTGGCACTTCTGCAACAACTGCAATCGCAGCGTTACAGAACTTAAACGGCGTACCGCAAACAACCACAATCAATGGCAAAGTACTCAGTAGTAACATTAACCTGTCAGCCCTCGATGTAAACGCGTTACCATATTATGGGATTATTCCAGCAGGTACGAACCTGAATACCCTGAACGGTTCTGTATATGGTGTTTATGAGCAACCAGTAACTGCAAACGCAACTACTACATTAAACTTCCCGGTTGCAGTTGGTGGTACGTTGTTCGTACTGAAGAGTGGGGTAACTCATGCGAATTCATGTACTCAGGTTTATTACCCTTCCAGTACTGACGATATCTATAACCGTACAGGCACGAGTAACAGCAGTGGTGTTGTTACATGGAGTTCATGGGTATCGACGGCCAATATCACTAGTGCAGGCGTTAACAGTTCTATTAAGTCTCTTACAGGGCTGACGGTCCCATTAGTACCGCAGACCAGAAAAATTAATGGATACGCATTGAGTAGTGATTTAACGTTTAATGCATCAGATGTAGGGGCAGTACCAACAACACGTAAATTAAATGGATATGCATTAAGTAGTGACATTACATTAAATGCAGATGATGTAGGAGCATTGCCTAGCCGTGGGATTATCCCCGTTGGCACTGATCTGAACGATTTAGACGGTACTGTACAGGGTTATTATCAGCAAACTCTGAACGCAAATGCTACTACATTGCTTAATTATCCAGTTCAATTTGCTGGAACTCTGGTAGTACTGCAAAACTCAGCAACTCACGTTAAATCGTGTACGCAGATGTACTATCGCTATAACACCAACGATCTCTATACCCGTACTGGATATTCAAACAGTTCAGGTGTTATTTCATGGGGTGCATGGGGGATGTACGTATATACCGATATTAACGGTGCAAACAGTACTATCAAGTCTCTAACCGGGTTAACGACCCCACTAGTACCGCAGACGAGAAAAGTTAATAACAAAGCACTTTCAGCCGATATTACATTAACTGCAAGTGACGTAGCAGCAGTCCCGACTAGTCGTACCATCAATGGCAAGCCTCTCTCAGGTAATGTGGTTCTTACACAGGCTGATATTGAAGGTACTGTACCTTCATCACTCACGATTAACGGCATTCCGTTAACTGGCGACATCACACTGAGTCAGGGCGATTTCAGCGGTACTATCCCGGTTTCACAGGGTGGCACAGGAGCTACAACCAGTTCTGCTGGATTACAGGCTCTGGGTGGTTTTGCGTTGGCCGGTGGCACGGTAACAGGTGCCAGTACTTTTAACAGCACTCTCACTGTTAAGAACACTATTAACCAGGATTCAGTTGCCCAAAGTACTTACGGCCATACATCAATGAGTACTGGTACAGCGGGTGGTAAGTCATACCTTAGAAAGTTCAAAGGCGGCTCAGGTTCCACTGATGCTACTTTCCATGAAACCGTACAGGGAACCACTTACAGAATTGCGACCGGAACTACTGATACTACTGACCTACTCAAATTGTCTAATACTGGTGAATTAACTACACGTGTTATTGAGGCTGATGAAGTCTTAGCGGCAACACCGCCTAATAACTTCTCGGGTGCAGGTGGTCTTGTTAGATCAACAATTAGTGCTGCTGGTGCAGAATTGTCAGCCGCTTATATGTTCTCTGTATATGAAAAATCCTCAAGCGGTGTTGAAACACGTAAGGCACGTATTGTCGCTTCGGGTGGCTCACCATCAAGTCAGAGTTATTTTGATATCGGTCAGGATGGTAGTCTATTAGCGACTAATGGTACTTTCAGAAGCCTTTTATCAATAGGTTCAGCCGTTCCTGCACCGTGGTGGGAATCAGCTCTGTCAGGTAAATCCGGTATCTATCAAAATATGACTACCGATCCCGCTGGTGTCAGTGCTATTGGTGCATTGTCATGGGCATATAGACATAACGGTGGTTATGAACTGCGATCAATGTGGGGCAACGTGGGTAATGGTATGATTAACTGGGGTAACACCTCGTTAACTCAGTTTGGTGATTCCGGTAATGCGGGAACCCGGTACTGGTACTTTACTCCAACAACAGGTGATTTGACCTGTACAGCGGGTGGCGGTTGGTCGGGTAGTTACACATTCCAGAAGGCCGCAACGTCAGATGCAACACTAAAACATGATATTGAATATAACGATGGTAAAGCATCTTATGAAAATATCAAAAAGCTAAAACCATGTACGTTCATATATAACTTTGATCCGATGGAACGTGAACGCCGTGGCATTATTGCACAGGACGCATTACGCGATATTGATAGTGAGTATGTCAAGTTAGTACCAGCCGCACCGGAATATGACGATGAAGGTAATCGTTGTGATAAGGATGATACCTTAGCACTTGATAATAACGTCATTATGATGGATACCGCACTTGCATTAAATCATTCAATTGCAAAAATTGAAGCAATGGAAGAACAGGCCGAAGCAATGAAGGCCGAAATTGCAGAATTACGTGCAATGATTGCAGCCATAAATAAGTAAGTAAACAAAACAACAATTCAGTACTGGCATCCTTGCCAGTACTGAATATTAACAACATGATAAGGATATCATTATGCCAATGGATGTTTTCACAGGTAGTAATATTACAGTAGGTATCGGCACAGCCGGAGCTACTCAAGCAACTACATTCACCAATATTCCAGAAATCAGTGCCTTTCCTAGTACTGGCAGTACTGCAACAGTTGTCGAAGTGGTTTCATTCAACAGCTCGTATAACCGTAAATTACCAGGCTCAAAAACTAACGCCGACGTAACGTTACAGGTTAACTGGATTCCAGATAACACTGTTCATCAACAACTTGTTACCGCTTTTGAAAACGGTACACGTATTCAGTTGAAGTTCAGTTATTTCAACGATGCCACTAAAAGTACTGGTTCATATGTCACCTATAATGGTTTTATTACTGAAAAGAAAATTGAATCAGACCGTGACAAGGTAGTTAATTTAACTCTTAATTTTGCCTGCGATGGTGCACCGATAGCACAGGGGTTACTGCCATAATGGATATTCATACTCTATTTGCAGCCCTGAAACCTGAACTACACGAAGTTACCCTCAAGAACGGTGCAGTACTGCATATTCATCGACCTGCTATCAGTAATTTTGAAAAATGCATTGATGCTAAAAGTACTCTACTTTATACAGTTGCAGATGAAAACGGTACACCTATTTTCTCTGATGTGGATGAAGACGGGAAGATTAACGTTAATTCTATCGATGCACTGATCGTAGGTGAAATTAACACCGCAGTAATGAAATTGTGGCCTAAAGCAGACGAACCACAAGTGCAGGATCAGATCGAAAAAAAATAAGGAACAATCCGCGTTTGATGTTTTCCCTGAAGCTACTAAACAAACGTGGATTGAGTCCATCAGAACTGGAGTCATTAGATCCTGAACTATTTGAGTACATGATGATTTACGATTCCAGTATTGAACCATCAGGAGCAAGGTTTGAACATATTAAGTACTCAAACCTTGCCCACCTGATATTAATGAGCAGTGGCAATCTGACACAGGACGGGATGAAGAAGGCCAATGTACATGACTGGGATATGCACGGCCTGCTTTCTAATAAAACTGTATATGAACGTATGCAGGATGAAAAACAAAAACAACTGACACAACAACAATTACAACAGTTAGCCATGATGCAATTAATTACTGGCAGTACTGGTACTGGGGGCTAAGGATGGCACAGAACAATCAACAATTAGTATTCAATATCTCAGGTGACGCCAGTGGTTTGCAGCGTGCTTTAGGTACAGCCGGGAACAGTTTAAATGCATTCAGTCGTGAGGCGGGCGGTTCACTTGCCTCACTATCTGGCGGGTTCGGTGACATTACTGGAAAGCTGGCCGGGATGAACTCAGGTCTGCTTGCAGTAGGTGCAGGGTTCGGTGCATTAACCGCTATTACAATCAGCCAGGTAAATGCAGCCTCTGCCTACGTTAAAGTACTGAATGAAGCCTCACAAACTTCTGGAATGACCGTAGAACAGCTACAGAAACTACAGGGTGCTTTTGGCTCACTCAATATCGAATATGACAAATTCAGTGATTTCAACAAAGACGCACTTGATCATATGGGTGACTTCTTTAGAGAGGGTAAGGGCGGTTTCGGGGATGACCTGAAAGCATGGGGTGTGAATCTTCAGGGCTTTACGAAGTATATGAATGATGCTGATGGCGGTATCAAGATGATTATCAAAACATTCTATGAACTGCAAAAAGCAGGGAAATCGAATGCTGAGATCACGAACGCTATGGAGTCTATCGCCAGTGATTCCAGTAAGCTATTGCCAGTACTGAGACAGTACAAATCAGAAGTTGAAGCAATCAATGCTATTGAAAAACAACATGCTGGTATTACTACTGAAACAGCACAAGCGTATGCCAGTTATCAGCAAAACATTGCTCAGTTAGATCGCAACTTCCAGGAACTCAGAGTTAATGCATTACTTCCAGTAATTCAAGCTCTTAATGAATTACGTAGTATTTTTGCAGGTGAATGGAAATTACCATCATTCGATCAGATGGGTGGAAACCTTAAACGTTTTGCCTTTGATTTTGCATCCTGGGGTGATCATCATGCGTTGCCGGATTCATGGGGCAAAAGTCAGTACTCTAACAGTACAACGGCGGGTGCAGTACCTACGCAACAGCCAGCCAGCAAGCCGTATAAATTGAAAGATCCTGAAGGCGAGAAGAAAGCCACAGACGCAGCCAAAAAAGCCGCCGATGCCGCTAAACAGTTGGAGCTGAAACAGCTACAGGCAAAAATTAACCTTAATCAGGTCATGTCACAACTGGGTAAGAATTCAGCAGAACAACAAGTACTGCAATATAACTACACACAGAACGAGCTACGTAAAAAACTTGATGAGTCATTGAAAACTTTGAGTCTGAATGAAGCACAAAAGACCAACATCATTACACGTCAGGAAACAGCACGGCTAGAAGGTTCAAAACGTCTTATTACTGAAATGCTGGAAGCAACAGATCCTAAACAATTAAGTGAAAATCTGGCAGCACTGACTATCGGTAATACCCAGAATATTACGCCTGATCATATTTCAAAAATGCTTTCAGCACAGGATATCCGTACTGGACTGCATGATCCAACTAACCCATTTGGCAATCAGGAAGACATCAAACAGCAGCAGGATGAAATATATAAACAGCGTGATTTCGAAATTCAGGTTGATGAACAGATGTATCAGAACAAACTGATCAGTAGAGAACAGTTTGAAAAACGTAAAGCCGATCTGACTGCCAAATACAATAACAAAGCGGCAGAAGTGGAACGGCAAAACAGCCAGGCACAGATTCAGATGTTTGCAGATTCCGCGATGAATATTGGAACCATGCTGGAAGGTGTTGCAGGGAAGGGCAACAAGGCCGCTCAAGCCGCTTTTGTGGTAGGTAAATCGATTAGCATTGCCAATATCATCATGAAAATTCAGGAATCTTTAGCTAATGCGATGGCTACGCCGTGGCCTGCAAACTTTGCGAACTATGCACAGGTGGCGAGCTTAGGAGCATCCATTATCAGTACTGCACGTGGTACACAGATTCAGGGTCAGGCTCACTCAGGTATTGATTCAGTACCTAAGCTGGGTGGCAAGGATGAATCAACGTGGGTATTGAAAGCGGGTGAACGTGTTCTGAACAACGATAATAACCGTGATTTGACTCAATTCCTGAAACAACAGGATAAGCAGGAAAATAACAGTACTGGTCAGATTGTTATTAATGCACCTCTTGTAGTAAATGGTGGTGGTCAAATTACTGATGAACAATTCCAGACAATGTTGAAGAAGCATTCTAATAACGTTATGCAGTCAGTAAGAGCAGCACAAAAGAGAAACACCTAATATGAAAAGCCAGCATTCACGCTGGCTTTTTTGTTTTCGTTCTCCTGATAAATACTGTAAATCAGGAGATTTCAAATGGCTTTATTTACGAACAATATTAAAATCAGTGACTTTCAACTACAGAGTATTGAACCAGCATATTCTAATAAAAGTTGGACAGGTGCACAGATTCGCCGCAGTACGGGTATTCAGTACTATCAATTAACATTCAATATCCAGTTCAATCAGGCAGACCGACAGGAAGTACTGAACTTTATTGCTCAGTATTCACAGGGGAAACCTTTCAGTACAGATTTAGGTTATTACAGTCAGTACACAGGCAATCAATTTGCAACAGTATCCAGTACTGCAACCGTTAATAAAGGCGGGTCTGTTATTCCGTGTAACTCAAATATTCTTGAAGTTGGAACGTTAGTAACCTTCCAGAACAGTACTAAAATTCATCGCATTATCGCCAATACAGGCACTTCAATTACCGTGTTTCCGGCGTTACGTCAGAACGTACAGGCAGGTGAAGTAATCCGCTATCAGGGTATCACTGGAACATTCATTATTGATATTGACTGTGATTTAAATCTGCCATCTAAAAACATTATGAACCTCAATATTAAAGCTACGGAGGCGTTATAATGAATCAGGCAGTATTTACAAACTCAGCACTATTGAAGTACTGGAACACTACGAGGGGCGGTAATAAAACACAGCTAACAGTATCTGAGGTTCTGCAATTAGGGGTGGCTGTTAAATGTGTTGATATCTACCCAGTACAGGGTTCGGGTGTTCAGGCACTTCATCTAAATGATGGTTATATCGACCTGAATATCAACGGTAATTTGTACACCTCGTTTCCAGACTTTATTAATGATTCATTTGGATCATTCAGTGAACAGAAAGACATAAGTAATGATTCAATGTCATTCAAGGTTAGCAATGTATCACAGTCGTTTCAGGTACTTGCATTATCTGGTGGGTTGAAAAACGCACAGGTAAATATGTGGTTGACTATTTTGAATCCCGCAGACGCTACAGTACTGGATAATTCTTTAATGTTCAGTGGTTATATTGATTATTTCGAATCGATCTCTAATAACGATGATTTAAAAAATGAATTAACCGTATACGTCAATAGTATCTGGCGTAAACTTGATATCCAGCAAAGAACATTGGCGGCACATTCAGTGCATCAAAGTACTCATAAGAATGATGCGTACTTTTCATTACTAGGAAAAATTAACTCTCAGCAAACATGGAAGTATAAAAAATGAGAAACAACATAATTAAAATTCATAACATTGCTCAAGAATGTATCAGTACTGAATTCCTGTTAGGTCAAAATGATTGCAATATTCTGGTACTGAGAGTTATCGATCAGGTATGCGGTACTGCATATACCGATTTAGCAATGGGGAAATATAAAACCATTAAGGCAGGACAGAAACTGTTCACTAAACACGAACTGGGTTCGCTGGAAGATATCTGTAAACGTCACGGCGTGGAGGTTGATACGCCTGTTATGGGTGACGTTATGGTTAACGGTATTCACGGTTCTGTAGTACTGGATGGTAAGTATATAGCCCTTAATGCTGACAGCACTGGATTCAACCTGGCAGTACTGCCCTGGTTACATGACTGGACGTTTTACCGGATCACTCCTGATGCAGGCACGACGGGTACGGCAGGGGGTGAATAATGGGCGGTAAAATCTCAGGAATGAGTATCGTCGGTGCCCTGATCACGGCTGTAGCAGTAGCGGCAGCGGTCTATACGGGCGGTGCAAGTCTTTCAGCAGCGGCAGCGTGGGGTGCAGGAGCTGGTGCAGCGTCATTAGTGGCAACCTCGATGTTGTCACAGATGCCGGGTATTACACCTCATACAGACAGTGCAACGACTCTAAGCCGTTCTACTAGCCCACAAACGGGTATACCTATCCTGTACGGTGAAAAGGTTAAATGCGGTTCAATCGTTAACTGGTACAACGTACAGAACAACACGAGCCAGTACCTGTTTACGAGTCATGCCCTGGCAATGGGTGAGACTAACAAAGTCAGCCAAATCTGGCTTGATGACGAACCAGTACTGATAACTCCTGTTACTGTTGAAGGAGTAGTACCGAATACCAGTATCGATGCGAAATATCGTGATATTTTGCAGTTAGAGGTATATTTCGGTAAGCCTAATTACACGGCGGGTAAAGTATTAGCTGGTACTTATGCAGGTTCTCAATGGAATAACAGTACATTCAAAGGTAACGGGATTGTACAGATTTATACCGTTATCAAGAAAACTCAAAAATCATTAGAAGATAATTTACTGGTCAACGATAGTTACGTATTAACGGCTGAATGTTCTGGTAAGAAAATTTACGATTTAGTGTCTGGTACTACTATTGTCAGTAATAACCCAGTAAACCAGTTATACGACTATGTGACCAATACAGAATATGGGCTTGGTGTCAGTCCCGGTAATATTGATTTACCATCATTCCAGACAGCAGCACAGTACTGTACCCGTTATCAGATGTTCAGTAATGGTGCTATTGATTATCAGTCTACCTATAAATCAAACATTGAAAAAATGCTGATGACATTTGGCGGTATCACCAGTATTCATTGTGGCAAGTTATATTTGACTGTAGACATTCCGGCACTGTCAGTACAGACATTTGACGAATCAACAATTTTCGGTGAATTTGTTAGTACTACCAGTGGCATCAGTGACTACTTTAACACCATTGACGCTACCTGGAAGAACACCACGAACAATTACAGTGATGACATTTTACGTATTCCGTCAGATATTCCTGCCAGTGATGTACTTACCAGTGATGGGCTTGTTATTGCTAAGAGCCTCGATTATTCATGGGTCTATGATAAGGACCAGGTTGAACACCTGATTAACATCGAATTGCTGAAAGGCAAGTACAGCCATAATACGATCAGCTTCAATACTGATTCAGGCTGGGATCTCAAAGTTTGGGATGTTATTACGGTAACTCTACCGGAACATGGCTACGAAAATAAGCTGTTCAGGGTAGCGGGTAAATCAATCAGTACTAACACCGACAGTATCGGCATGGTTAATTTGCAATGCGTAGAGTATCACCAGGGCATTTATGAAGGCGTGGACGTTCCTCTGTACGGTTGGGAGGGGACGTTACCGAAGCCAGTAGCAGTACTGCCACCGTCAAACCTATCTGTTGTTAAGAAGGGTGCAACGAATCAGGGGCAGACTGTAGTACTGACATGGGCGGCAAGTGTCGATCAGTACTTGCGTGGTTACTACGTGTATTACCGTCAGACGGGTACGCAAACCTGGACGTATGGCGGCAGCACGAACCAGTACGTTCTGAGTTACGAGCTATACGGCCTCACAACAGGCGTTCAATATGATTTTGCAGTAGCAGCATTCAACAACCTCGGCATTGTGTCAGACAAGGTGACACAGAACGGTGTTGTACCTGATTTCGCGTTTACCCTGCCTGCTATTACTGGCCTGAATCTGATTAACCGTGGCAGTACTGCCAATACTACAGACGCACTTGATTTCATCATTGGGTGGGATGATCAGTCATACGTGAATGTGAACGGTAAGAAGTTCAGCGAGTATTTCAACAAATACGAAATCATTGTTTATGACACTGGCATGGTTAAGAAGCGTTCCTACTTCATCCAGGCTAACCAGTTCACGTACACCTATACGATGAACAAGCTGGATACGCCGCTAAGCCGTACCCGTACATTTGGGGTGGTTGCGTGGGGTCATAACAGCAGTATCTACAGTGCAGAAGCCCGTATCACTGTTACTAACCCACAGTGCCCAGCATTGACCGGGTTTACGGCTAACGCTGGCTATCAGAGCATATTTGTTACTTACGATAACCCAGAGGCAGGCGTGAGCGATTTCGCAGGTGTACAGGTACAGGTTTCCACTAACGGCACATTCACACAGAGTCTGAAAACGTTCGGTACTAACAGTCCGTTCATGCACAGTTTCCCTATTGTCGATGGGAAATACTATGTACGTGCAGGAGCCTATGACGAGTTCGGCCAGGATTCGATTATCTATACAGCGGGGATCTATGTTGATTTGCAGAGTAAGGTGAACTGGTCTGCACAAGATGAACAGTCACTGAACGATTTTCTACATCTGGACGACAAGATTAGTGATGCTATCGACGATGCAGTATCACAGGCTAACGTGAACACCACTACTAAGATAGGTGCATCAGAAACTAAAACGACAAAATTGATTAATGACGGTGATAAGGTTAACGCCACTGCAATCACCAATTTGCAGGCGACAACAGCAGCGGATTTATCCGCACAGGTAACTACGCTGAATAAGGCCATTACCGATGGAGATAAAGCGAATGCAACTAGTATTACCCAGTTGACCAGTAAAACAGCTACAGATATTAGTGCAGCAGTCACAACACTGAATCAGACAATTACGACTAAAGACCAGGCACAGACACAAGCACTGAATGCACAGGTTAGTAGTATCAACAGTAATATTACGTCCCAGGTTGCGACACTTAATAGTACTATTACTTCTAAAGACACGGCTCAATCAACCGCATTAACTCAGGCAAAATCTGAACTGAACGGTAATATTTCAAGTGTCAGTACTGCCATGACTACCAATATCGATGCACTGAAAAATACCGTTAATAGCCATTACGAATTGAAGGTAAACGCTAACGGTACTATTGCAGGTATGGGTATCTATGCTGATGCAAATACAAAAGCAAGTGCTGTATATTTCGTAGCAGATGATTTTAAAATTATCACAGCTAAAACATCGGGTGCAGTATCTAACCCGGTAATTCCGTTTGCAGTACAGAACAATACCGTTTACATCAACAGTGCAATGATTGCTAACGCAAGTATAGGCCAGGCTCACCTCGGATCGGCGAGCGTGGGGTCACTCCAGGTGCAGGACGGCAGCATTAATAACGCGAAAATTGGTAATCAAATTAGTTCTAACAACTGGAATGACGCCTGGCCTGCTAATGGTGGTCAGGGGTGGTGTATCCGTAAGGACGGCACAAGCTATTTCAATAATGGTTATTTCAGGGGGAGCGTCTTTGCTGAAAACGGCTATTTCAAAGGCGACGTGTACGCGGAAAGCGGATATTTCAAGGGTACTGTATATGCGTCAGGCGGTTCCTTCACGAACGGCTATTTCAGTAACTGTACCATTGATAATCTGAAAGCGAACAGCATTCAGGGCGATATCATGCGTGTATTCCTGTTAAGTGGTGGTGGTATTACCATTCCAGCAGAACCACAATTTGCCCGTATTCTGTCAATTCCATGCGTACCATTAACTGTACGAGGTGGTTATGACGGTAACTATAATCCACCACGCGAAACTACTAATAGCCGTTCAATCAGCATATATGCAAATGGTGCTGGTTTAGTTTACACCAGTGTAGCCGCACAGGGCCTGGCAACTGATATAAACGTGGGTACTGGAACAATGACAATTCCGGCAGGGGTTGCAGTAACACTAACAATTGAACAGCGTTCTAATAACAGTGTGGTTGCATTCAACGGGAATATTACCGTAATCGTAGGGAGAGCATAATGATTTCAGGCGATTTTAGGCGGGGGGCAACTCCCGCCGATGCAGTACGAGTACTGAATAGTCAGGGCAAAGTGTTTATTACAGATTTTCAGTCAGAATTAACAAAACGATGCCGTGCATTATCGAAACAGATTCAGGATGACATCAACAACAGTGTTGAGGGTGGTTCTGTTGCGTTCACCAAACGGGCGATATTCTTCAATTTCATTCAGCACGGTAATGGAACCAGGACTAACCAAATCATTGTACGTGGTTCTCAGGCTGCATATCTACGTTCAGTACTGACAGATGATCAGGCAACGTTTAACAAGATTATTCCAACTGCTAACGCTCGTATGACTGCACAGGGCAACATTGCAGGACTGCATACCCAGATGGGTAAGAAGTACAAAGTAGTGGAACAGAACGGCAAGAAGTATTTGATTGATACCAGTCTGAAAAAGAAAAAACGCATTAAACGTATTATCGGTAAGTACGAAAAGAAGAGACGCAAGATGATTTATGACTTCTTTGATGAAACTGAACAAAAAGCGAGGTTAGTGATAAATAATATGAAAGGAACATTCATATTCAGGAGAAACTAATGCAAGAACATTTCAGCGAAGAAGTAACAGAAAATATCACCTTAGACGGTTATGAAGTACTGATGTGTAACCGTCCATTCAATCAGGCATTCATCGATTCTAAGTACTTCAAAGATTATGGGGTAGATGTCATGGGGCATGACTTCATGAATATTGCATTCATGGGTGACGATATGCCAGTACTGAACCGTGGTGATATTGTTGATTGGCAATATTACGATGATGTATACCAGGTGCAGGTAATTGACGTATACAAATTGTTCGTTAAAGGTCTGGACATTCAGTACTACTTGGTACAGTTAAAACAGCCGTTTTTAGCGTTAAAATAATAAATACTCTCAGTACAATTGAGAGAGGATAATAATATGGATAAACATAAACTAATCAAATTTGGCATCTATTCAGCAGCCGTAGTATCACTGGCTGCACTGCATACTGTTGGCTTGCCATTATGGACAATCGTTACGCTGAGTCTGTTTCTCGGGATTTGTGTATGATTACAGGAACATTAATCGCGGGAGTGAGTGCAACCGTGGCAGTACTGGGTTTTGTATTCACGCGATACCGTGAGTTTAAACAGGATACAGAGGCTCTGGAACGTCGCATTGGTGACTTGCAATCTGAACAGAAATTACTGAAACAACGTTTAGACAAGATTGAAAGTGAACAGGTAGTTTTAGAAAGTGAACTGAAAAACGTACAGATGAAGATCAACGAAATTGACGTGAAACTATCTCGCGTTCTGACAATATTAGAACTACAGCATGAGAAACAACAAAGGCCAGCATAATAGCTGGCCTTTGTTGTTTTAGTTTGTTACCCAGTACAGTAACTGGTCAATACGATTTGGTGTCTGTTGGTACAACTTGCTGTTTTTCAATTCTGCAATTGCAGTAGCGTAATTATGGTTCTTCAATGCTGCAATGTGCTTAACGAACTTAGAGTAACCAGTTTTACCCAACTGGAATACCAAAATAGTTACCAGTGCATTCCATCGTTCAGGCAAATCTAATTTGAATGATTCAGCATCACGTTTCGCTTTCTGGTAATCGACCAGGAGTAATTGATCTGCCTGTTGCTCTGTAATGCCATTGATGTACTTATTACGCTCACTCTGATTAACGAGATGCCCATACCCAATTGTCGGAAATCCACGCGAATCGTTATAGATGTGGAACAGTCCAGTACTGAAATACTTCATTTTGGTCTGGTATTGTTTGGTTCCTTCAAGTTGTTTCAATAGTGCCAGTACTTCTGTTTCGATGCTCATTTTGATGTTTCCTCATAAATATGTGTATGAATGTATTTATCAAGGAAGGTAAAAAATGGCGTCAAATGCAGAACAAGAATTGAAGTGGGCAATGTGGTATCAGGATGAAGATTTCATCCCAGAAGAAACGGCGTGTTTTGTATATATAATTCAGTTCCCGAACAGCGGTGAATTCTATATTGGTCAGAAACGAGTATGGAAATCGGTTAAAAATGTCTCAGAGATTAAGAGTACTTCTAAACAGTCAAACTGGAACGATTACACCAGCAGTAGTAAATCAGTGAATGAGCTTATCGAAGCGGGTGAACCGTATAAAAAAAGCATTCTTGCCTGTTATCCAACATATGCAGAAGCCTTACATGCTGAATCAGCACTTATTTGTATGTTGTGTTCTCAGTGGGGCAGTTTGAATAAAGCACTGATGGCGAAATTCAAGTTCACAGCAGGAATGGATAAGGAGCACATGCAAAAAATTCGTGAACTATTGGAGGACTTATCATGATTGAGTTCGTGAAGGGATGGCTACTAAAGCTACTGGGGCAGGGTAAGACTAACAAGACTGTCAAGGTAAAGACTAAAGGTAGTGTTAAGGGTGATAGCTCATGGAAGCGTTACATTGCGTATGTGTTCGTTTTTCTGATTGTGTACAACTACGTTATTGCACCTGTAGTACTGGCAGTGTTCGGCGTATGGTTGCCACCTGTAGTACTGGACGATGTGATCAGGATGCTAGTACTGATTCTGAGTGGTACATGA